GTATGACACTACGTCGCGTCACTCCTAAAATATAGTATACATTTCCATCCTACTGGTTCTCTGATGATAGTTTTGGGAACAAAGGATGAATGAGCATGAACTGATGCATGGAATATCTTCCAAAGAACTGCTCTTCCATCATTGCATTCAATATACTTTGGCACTCGAACCTTACTCGCATTGCTTTTCCGGTCTTAAATGCCCTTACTACACTGAGTAAGAATCCAAACTCATATAGTAAATTTGTATAATGTGGATCGATCCGATCCGTAATGCTAACGACACGTTGATGATTCTGAAAGTCTAAACAGAATAATGGGATTAACTGATCATATAGTGAAAAGGACAAGGCATTTTGTCTAAACGTAAAAGCACGTGTAGCATTGTTAAATTGCGTGGCAATCTGCGCCGCAATACTTGCTTCCGCACCCATTGCAACTAATGCATCAGTAATCCTTTCGGGTGAACGTATCACGTTCGGATGACATAAGTATGCAAATATTTGCTCAGATTGAAGATCCCTCCTAAAATACCTGTCCCGTTGTAATAGGGATAAGAGGCTGTTTGGGTTTATATCATAAACCGATTTAAATGATCCAACACCGTATTTTAAAGTAATATCAACAACATATGGGTCAAGAGCACCTAGAGGTGAGACATTATGTCCCTTCCAGTTATCAAGCTCTTCATCTAAATAACATGTAAAATAGTTTACGTATTTAAATTTTGCGGTTAGCATGTCTGGAATACTAGCTTCATCAAGGTCTCTAGCGTGTTCATACAGTATGTGACCGGTCTTAGTCTGCTCTAACTTTTCAATATACTGGACATTTGGTGAATTATATACCATATTCTCAATCATCGATTGTGGTAAATTACCATAGTATAAATTTCCCAATTTTGGGGCTCCGCTTCTTTCCAATCTGGTCAGTGCGGTTGAAGCTGATATCATCCGCTCCTTTCGCATTGTGTCCTTAATATATTGTAGACCACCTGGTTTCCATCGTTGAAATATCTTCTTTCCATTTTCCATATGGACGTGATCCACGTCACCCTTGAAAATGGCAGCTACCATCTTTCGTCGTGTATCTGACGTCCTCAGGTCATTAATAGACACAAATTTATTAATCATAGATTTATAAACCGGATCTTTAGATGCCTCATACGCTATAATCGCATCTTTATTTGCACCCATAAATGTATATGGTAACTGACCTCCTCCTCCTAGTTCAATAGGTGTAAACACTGATATATACGGGAGGTAATAATATCCATGCTTAAATGTCCCGATTGATCTAGTGGACTTCACTCCCCGCCTGAAATTGCATATATGTAAATATAATCTGAACATAATATCATGTCTCGCCCCCCTTGCAACATATGCTGAAAAGAGTGAAGCCATTGATATAAATTGATCTGTTGGATACATTATTGTTGGTTGTCTTTCAGCTGAAATTGGTTGCATATGTAACAAAGGCAACATATACCCAAATCTCGCCTCCTTCTTTAAATACTCAGCACCAGTATTCATCCATGAAGACTTTTGATCGGATAAAATCAAACCATTTTTAGCCGCTGCATCAACTTTGTTCTTTATATATTCACGATGCTTTTCAACAGTGAATGTTTTAGGGTTAACTATCTCAATAAATTTAATAGAATCATCCCCTTGATATGCACGTGATAATATCCGAAACTCCTTTCCTAAACCACTTTCTCTTAAACACTCTTCCTCATGCATTGAGTTAGCGTAGTTAGTCATGTTATTAAACATCAGAGTCATCAACTCACCAGACATCAACATATCTAACACAAGTATCCTAACATATTCCTCATCATGTCCGAATTTAATTTTAAAATAAGCATCATATGTTGAACCTTTACCCCACAGGTATGAGATTAACTCACCTAAATTCTTCCATGGTCCGAATTTGTCAGTTAGACCTTTAGATGCTAAAGCGTCAATAATTGCTTGTCTCGCTTTACTACGCACATTCTTCTCTTTTTGAGTAGTATCATATTCTTTGAAATCGTCACAAAGTGCAGATACTCTAGAGTTCGAAGATGCTGCAAAAGAGGGTGCATGATCTTGGAAAATATTACCAGTCTCCTTGCCTACAGTGAACATTTTGGCTAGAGGTCCATACATTTGGAAGTCAGATAACATCCTTAGAAATGGTATCTCATGAAGATATGAAGCAAGAACACGCATAATAATCCCTCTCGCTTCCTTCCCACCAACCACAAACCTAGTACCAATCTGGCCTGGGAAGTCTAGATTATAAGCATTAATAACTGATTCTCTCTGGAGTGGTTTCTCTGGATCATGGTTCCAGATTGGCGTTTTCGCTGTTTCCCGTTGCGTGATAGTTCTATTATCAATATTGTACACTAGAGTTAACTTTTCTCCGCCTGCAGATTTAGATGTCAAGTATTGTGGTATAACACGTCTAAACTCATCATAATCCATGACACCAGTTTTGGATTCGGACGTTGCCCAAATCACCATATTATACCATAAATGATACAAATCTTGCTCAAAACCAGGATGTTCTGGTGGTTCTACTTTTGTCTTCATCTGCTTGGGGACCGAAGTCGGAATAAAAGACCGAGTGTAACCAGTCGACGCTATCAGCGCATTCATGCCTACCAATGTACGTAAATTATCACCACAGACTCTAGCCGAAAAGAGCGCCTGATATGCATTGCATAACTCTACCAAACCAGCTTTAGTCATTGCTTCCTTCTCATCACGTATTGAATCATAAACGAAAGCGAAGTATACTAAATCGTTCAAATCAGGTGGTAAATCCGCATCAACATAGTCGACAAGCGCATCATCACCTGAAAAGTCGAAAGCATCCCATCTGGGATACACTCCAGCGTTTGACTTACAGAAAGAAGCTTTCTTATGCATTGTCGTCATCGATTTCAATGCACTAGTGTTTGTGTGAGGATCTGAAAATAAATATTTTGCTACTTCAAAATATACACTATCAGAAATATATTTTGAAAAGAATGAGTACTGTAAGGATAAGTTCAACAATGTTAAACATCTTGTGGATACCATCAAGTCGTCACCAACAATACTCACTCCCACATTTGTTATCTCCAAGAATTGATTATACCCTTCCCGCTCTAAGTAATATTTTAGCATCTGTAATGGTAAGTTTGTTTTGGCTTCGGATCCCAAAGCACCAACTACACTTGCCAATGTTTGTGGAAATGCAGTAAAATTATTTATAGCAGTCTCATCAGCTGCTCGTGCTCTCCAGAATTCTGGATGCTTAGCGGTACTTAGTCTAATCGGTCTCAGAAAAGCAATCTCCTTCTCTGGCTCGGGATAATACATAATTTCAAATTCCTTTGGAGGTATTGCCTCAAGTGCGAATCTCGCCCTTTCAACACTTTTACTTCCAGAAAAGCGTTCTGAAGCACGTTTTAGTACCTCACCACGTTTACCTCCCTTTCCACTACGTTCATCCCGAGTGCTGCTATCCTGCAGCGTGTCACTATGTTCGACAAAAATACCACGCTCGCTGTTCAGATGAATCACCTTATGATTAGGGGTGACGGTCCGAACATAATTAAGAAGCGCTTCATCCATCTTAGCACATAGTACTTCGACAGAATCTTGACCCCTCAGCACGCTCTCAATCTGCTCAGATATATCTTGCCAAGACATGATATCGTTATGTG